TGATAGAGTCTACAGCTATATCGCCTACGTTTGTGATATTATTGTCACCAAAACTTACGTTATCGCCAAAAGTTTTGTTTGTCAGTGTAGCAGTAGACGCTGTTGATACTAAATCAACGTCACCACCTGTGCTTGGCAAAGTTAAAGTATTAGAGGCACTTTCTGAGTGTGGAGCAGCCTGTAGTGCTTGTGCGTGAGCATTACCTGATTCACAATAAAAATTAATCTTAGAACGTGATCCTGAGTTCTTTAAATCAATAGTACCACTTTGAATATCAACATTACCGTCTAGCCTAACTACGCCAGACCCATTAGGTGTTATAGCTATATTACCATTTGAGGTCGATACAATACTGTTTCCATTCACATCCAAGTCGCCACCTAACTGAGGAGTGGTATCATTTGCAACCTCCATAAGAGATGTGCCACCAGAAGATATTAATGAACCACTGGCGTTCAAGAACGCCATCTTAGAAGCCGGAGTAGTTATGAATACGTCTTTAGTCCCTGAACCAAAATTCACAGCACTATTACTGTTTGAGCTAGATATAGGAGTTGTTCTAGCAAGAGTGTTTGGTGAACCCGTTGAAAACGTGCCTAACCCAACTTCAAAGTCACCATTAGTATTATCAACTATGGCATAGTATGTGGTGTCAGAATTAGAAAGATTAGCCGCAAAAGTTTCAAAATTAGTTACAGCTCCGCCAAGATTTATAGTCCCCGTTCCAGTGGTGGTAGTTGTTTCTCGTACTCTATCTGCAATCTTCAATGCCATTATGCTATCCTTATTATCGCGTTACTAGAATCAGCCGCAGGAAAAACTATAGTAAAATCACCCGATGATGCTGATTTATCCGAACCAAAATCTAAAACACACACCGCCGGATCACCTGAAGCGCTGTCATTAAATATTAAAGCCCCTCTAGCCGTAAGCGTTACATTACTAAAAGTTTCATCCGTAAAATCTGTTAAGGCTGTGGTGCTAGATGATGTAGGCGTTACATTGGTAAGCGCCTGTCCTTTTGCGGTATAATTTGTGCCTGATACTTCATTACTTGTAGTATAAGCTGTAGTCCCCGCTCCTAAACTAGCACTAGAGGTATAGAGCGCTATATTAAACGTATTACCTGAACTATTTGTAAAATCATGAACACCTTTTAAAAGCTCTACCTTAAATGATGTGCACATTGCCTGTGATATCGCCATTATAATCTCCTTATCATTTCCGCAAGCTTTTCATGTCCTGCATTTTTAATTGCGTTGCAAACAGTAGTTCTATCTGATTTTATTGCTTCTTTAATATAAAATGTTATTACTTTTTCTAAGTGTGACTTAAAAGCGTGAGCCTGATCTCTAATCTCAGGAGCAGCATTATCGCCGACCTCTACAATCTTATCTACACAACGAGCTGCCACCTCTTCTGGAGTAAACCCTCTATTGTTTGTAGTTTGTATATCTACTATTGGTGTTTTTGGTAATTCCATCAACATTATTGTTTATCCCTCATAACCATGCCTGTTCTATAATAATCACTAACCTCTTTTGCCTCGCCGTACAGTTTAAGCGATTGCACTGCTTCAGTAAACCTTTGTGCATAATTTTGCATGACATCAGGCTCACCTTTCATAAATGTATATGCCTCCATCAAACTTCCATACAACAAAGCGTTAGGTGCATTTGTACTTAACCACGTAGAACCCGAATCAGCTCCTGCTGTAAGACTATTTGGCCTGTAATAGTAATGCAATTCTACCGCAAAACTGCTACTAGGGGTAGGAGCTACAATAAAGTTATCCGTATCAAACAATGCATAAAACCTTGGAGAGCCCGTGGTAGATGAGTTGGGCGTAAAGGTTTGTATAAAGTTTACATCTTTGTAATCTAAAAAGACTTTATTGCTACTGCCATCCGTAAAACTTAAAGAAAATGGTGTAAGAAAATCTGTTGGACACGCTAGAAACTCACTACTTGAAGTAAAAGCGGCTGTTGCATTTTTTCTAAATATACTAAGCTGCACGTTTTTAAGTATGCGCTCTTCTGCAATTTTAATAAAATTAGATAGATTATTAGTAAAAGTCGTTTCTGTGTTTTCAGAATAGTCCTGTATCGCAGTTTTCAATGTAGCAAAAGTAAAGCTCATGTTGTCACCGTAACCTCTCCAACAGACGCAAAAGCGCGTATAGCTACACCTCTGTCTGGAAAACCACCGGGACCAACAGTAATTGTCTGGGGCTCTGTTCTATCGGGTCTGGCGTCTTTTAAGGCTAAGGCATCTACTACAGTGGGAAAAGGCTCAAGCTGTGGTTGCTTTGCCTCAAACTCATCTTTGCCCACAAGAGATCCATTCCACTCTTTACGCATATCTTTATATTTATAACGAAATCCTGATCTATCGGATATGGCATAAGCGTGTTTACCTTGTGCAAATCTAGCCATCAGGAACTCCTAAAATATTCATACTGAGGTACAACATTAAAAGAAGCTCTATCTCTATCCTCAGTCATCGCGCGTTGAAACTCCTCTTCATATACGGCTTTTAGCATCTGTGTTCTATTAGGCGCTCTTTTCATACTTATATAATAAGCAAGCCCTGCTGCCAAACATGGAAAAAACCGAAAAGGCATATCCATAGTATTTATAAACGTGTCTGCATCGTCCATGCGCGTCAGTGCATCAAATATAATAGTGTCCGTGCTATTCTCCGGAGTAGGCCATATTTTCAATACAGGAGTAATCTGTCTGTCTAAAAAGAATTGATTAGGTCGTCCTGTAGTGCTTTTTGTCGGTATGCCCAAATAGGTAGACCTGCTTATTCGTTCCATAGCAAAATCTGTACTGCTGCGTCGTACAACAACAGACAAGATATCAATGACATTTGCATTAAGATTATATGTCGCTGTTCCAGAGGTAAGTGCTTGTGTCGTTTGTGTTATGGTCCACTGATTAAGACCACGGTTAGCCCATTCGGCTAACATTAAGTTAAGAGAACGCTTGGCAGATTTAAGATCGTAACCCGTTCTGACCTCTAACCCACAGCGTTCAAACGCCTCTTCGATGTACTCCGCAACGTCGAGTTCAAAGTCTGTGCTATCTG